CCAGGACATCTGCCGGTCGCTGCCCGGTGAGGTAGGCCAGGTCCATCGCGTCTTTCAGCTCTTGAGCTGCTTTCTTGTAAACCGCATCCCAAACCAAATCATTCGCGTAATAGTCCCGTGGCGTTTCCTTGTTTTTACGTACGCCCTGGCATGGGTTTTCCTTTGTCGTCAGCCCCCACTCCCGGGCGATGTTGAACACATGGGAGAGGGTGGCGATCTCCCTGTTCGCCCGGACCTTGGCCGTCCTTGCATCCCGGTACCCGGCAATCGTTGCCGGGGTAATCGAGTCGATGGGGGCGCTATCGAACATTGGCCGCAGTTGCTTGATCTCCGACAGGTTGTCCTTTTGAGTTCGCGGCGCCTTCTTCGAGACGATGTCGCGGATGTATCGGTCGAAGATGCCCTTCATGGTGCGCAGGTCGAGGGGTTTTTCTTTGGCTTCGAGTTCTGCCCATTTGATCCTGGCTTTATCCAAGTCCTTGCCGAGTGGAATGTCCTTGCCCAGCAGGTCGCGGTAGTAATAGGCGGTCCAAATGGAGCCATTTTTGCGTTTGCGTGAGCGTTGGTACATCCGTGGGGGGAGGTGGTGGTGCTCGGTCTTGCGGGGGCGCATATCAGTTCACTCGCGAGAAATCAGGCGTCCATGCCGGCGCCGCCGGTGGAGGGTTAGGGTCGGCGATGGTGGGCGAGATCATGCCCAATTTCATTCGGGCATACATCCGGCCAACGAGTGGCCGCTTCCCGCGGCTTTCGACGAACACCCACTGGCGATCCACCAGCCAGCGCCGCTGGTAGGCCCGAGCCTTGTAACCGGTGAGGTCCGACAGCTCTTCGTCCGAGAGAATTTCAGTTTCCATAGAGATGCTCCTTGCCGCGCTTGGCGGCAGAAGGTTGGAAGGGGGTTAATCCATTTGGTACCAGACGCCGCAATCGACGCCTTCTGCCTTCAGGGATTTGTACATGGCCTGCACGCCGGCGTAGCGCCGGTTGCCCTGTCCATCGAATGGGGCGCCGAGGTGAAAAGCCCTGGCGTGGTAGGTGGTGGCAGCCTGCATCCAGCCCACAATGCCGGACTTGTCCAGGGTGGCTTCGCGGAGGAGACCGACACGGATGTAAACGCGATCGAGGTTGGCGCTACCGCTATCATCTGGCGCTGCGTTGGCGGCCGCCTTGCCTGCCTCAATTGCGCGCGCAACAGCTGCTGCCAGCGCGGGGAGCTGATCTTTGGTCACAGGAATTCCTCGCCCGCCGTTCTCCGGCAGGTTTAAAGTTAGGTGGGGGGTGGTTTTAGAAGGCTGCTGCAGATCAAGTCATTTAGCGGAGACTTTTTTGTATGACTGATACAGATGTAAGCGAAATTACTGACAGTAGAATCTATGAGGCCATTGGGATGGCAGTTGTCGCAGCTCAGATGTTTGAGAATATCTTCATCATTGCTTGCAGATTGGCAATCAAGCAGGCCGACGCCACTACAGTGGAGGACGTTGTGCCAGTCCAAGCTGATAAGGCGCTCAAACAGCCTGTTAAGGCTCTGTTAAAGGAGTTGACAGGGGTGCAGCCAATTGCAGCTTTAGAGGACAGGGTTCTGGCGCTGATTGAGAGGCGACATATAGTTGTGCATCGTCTTCAGGAAGCAACCGGGTGGCCAGGCAATGTGACAGATCAGCAACGAATTGACATCCGAGAGCTGTGTATCGAGGTAAGCGCTGAGGGTCTCGATCTGCATACGACCTTTCTCCAGTTGTTGGGGGAGTGGGGCAAGCGATTTCCAAACATGCAGGAAGGTATCGAAGCGGCAAAGTTGCATGAAATGTATCGCCGCGATCAGGGGCTTCCTAATTCAAAAGCTTGAACTCGACGACCCAGACCCACGGGTTGGCGTCCCAGTCGCCGCCAGTGGAGACCCAAAGATCAGAGAAGCCCTTTCGAGCATCTTCGATGGCCTGATCAGGCGCATCTACCCACCATTCACTGCCCCAAAGCTCTTCACCGCGGGTACTCATGCCCTCAGCAGTTACCTGTGCTGGTGTGATGTCCTGTAACCGCTCGACGCGGACGTCGGTGATTTCCAGCAGGATGCGGCTGTCGCGGCGAAACATGTGGATGCTCGGCTTCCAGTAGCTGCGATCGGACCCGAATCCGTCGCCATCACACCAAGACCACGGGCCGTCGGCGCGGTAAATTGTCACGACCTCATCACCTTCGCGCGCAAGGTGCGGCCGCCCCGGCCAGTCTTCTTGCCCGTTAACGTTGTAAGTGCGACCCCAAGTCTCGCGCACCCACAAACGTTCACCGGGTTTGCCGTAAGGGCAGAGGCTGTTCGCAAGATCCGCGACATATTTGGGAGTGAAGTCTTCCAGCCATTTCAAGCCTGCCCCCTTTACCGGCCGCCGCGTGACTGTCTTCCGGCCTTCCAGAATGGCGCGCACCATCGGGGCCGAGAACAAGATTGGCCGTTCTTTAACGTCGGTCATGAGTCACTCCGTACCGGCAAGCCAGGTTGGTTCGGTTGCGGCAGCGAGCCATTCTCGAAGCGTGCCGACGATCTTGGTGCGGTCATCCTCGTCGCACCACGGTTTATCGAGCTGGTCCTCATCGACCAACTCGACATCCCAATCTGCATAATTGATTGGTTCATCACCGTTCGTGTTGGCCAGCACAGCGATAGCGCCGACTTCGTCGAAGGCTGCGACAAAATCGCAATCGCCGACTGCGTAACACTTCAGTATGTTTTCTTCAGGCATGACTGTTCCTTTGCCGCTATAGCGGCTGACTTTGAAGGGGGAGAATTTTTCAGCAGCGTTGAAAACCTGTCGCTATAGTGAGTGACCAAAATCTTTGGAGGCCAATTCCCTTGAAGGAATTTTTGTCAAAAGAAGGTGTACTACTTTCGATATTTCCTGTGTTGGCGTTTATCAGTGCTTTGTTATTTGAGACGGGCTACGCAGACGTCTTCGGTTTTGATCACGCCTTTATTGAGATAGACCTAAAAATCATGGTCGTATCTATTGCGTGCGTTGCAATCGCTTTTTTCCCACTGTTTTTGTACTTCTATGTGTTCTTTAGATTGGCGTCAAAGGGGGCGAAAGAAACACGTTTCCTCGCCATTCCAATGATTCTTCCTATACCGATTTTGATTGGTCTTTATATGACAGGATTCGAGTCGAAAATTATGGGCTGGTTGTTGGTTGGCTCAATTATTGGAGGATTGTTTACCTTTGTAAGAGCTTTGGTGAAGTCGCGTAAGCTGGGTTGGAAGCAGGCGATCAGCGAAATGGCAACATCACAGGGTTTGAAGGATTTCACCGGGCCACGCCCTAAAGGTGGTGAGCCTACTCTCAAGGATGAAGTAATAGCCTACTGTGTAATGCTGGCTTTGCTTTTTGGGCTAGGGTTAATGGTTCGAGGTATTGGTAGTGGTTTAGCCCACTGGAAAACGAATTACCAGACATTTGTCTTGGATGGTGAAGAGGTTGCGATAATTGCTGTTTACGGTGAGAGAGTTATTGCTGCAGGGGTGACTGAAGATCAATTTAACTCAAAAATATCAGTTATTGCAAAAGACTCCGGTAAGCTCGTCGGTCTTAGATCTGCTTACCTTAAAAATTTTGTGTCAGGAACGTTATATTATCGGTGAGGTTTCAGAGTTTAAATAAGCAGACTTACAAGTTTGCGTACTTAATCAGTTCAAGCTGACACCTGCTGCCGCTCCTGGCGCAGCGCTTGCTGAACTGCCTCGACAACGCGGCGCAGGTACGTGAACTTGTGGTTTTCTTCTTTGGCGCGGTCACCAACGGGGTAGTGCCGCTCTTCGCCGAACAATTCGGTGAGCAGCTCGCTTTGATGCCAGCACTCGTTGGTGGATTCGATGTTGCGAAGTTCGTCGACTCGATTGAACAGGCGACGCGCGTCTTCCGCATCGAGACTGCCTTCCACCCAGTCTGACTTGTTGCGGCCGCGCCGACGTTCAAGGATGCACTTGCGAGCCAATGCCTCAAGCGCATCACCAGTGAACTGCGTTTCACTGATCCCACGATCCAAGCAGTTAAGAACGTAGTGCCAGTCGCAGTCGGCAACGAACTCGGTAACGGTGCGCGGCCCCATGCCGCCCCGGTAGGCGTTCCAGCTGTTGTCCCAGCAGTTGATGGTGATCTTGCCCTGGGCGGTCTGGTAGTTCGGATTGGACTCGATGGGGCAGTCGCGCCGACCGAAGTCCTCAAGGAACACGGTTATCGGATCGAGCCGCGGCGCACCGGTGATGACCAGCTTCGTCACTGTCGAGCGCTCAACCTTCAGCGGATCAGCGAGTTTGTTTTCTGTGGGCATGGGCATTTCTCTAGTTGGAGCAGGCGATTGCCGAGCTTGGCCGCATGCTTGGTGTCTATTTGGGTAGATATGGTTAAGCTCTAACGCTCAAATCTATCGAGGAAAATCTATGACCATTTCTTATGCTGCCGAAAAATTTAGCGATGCCCGTAGGATGCTGATGTTGCCTCACCCTCACGGTGAGAATCAGTCGATTGCCAACGCTTTCGCTGAGTGCGATCACGGACTTTCCGATCTCAATATCAGCAGTTTGTCTGACGATGTTCAGCGTCTTATTGCAGAACTCAGGGCTATAAAGAGCACAGCAGGGTTGACGGACCCGGATAGCATTGGCCTGTACAAAGTAAAGGCATCACTTCTAACAGAGGATGAGCGTTTTTCGTTTTCTAGCCTGGTCGATGAACTTGCTTACTGGTTTGGTCAACCGCTTTAAGCCGCCACAGCTTCAAGCTCAACTACACGCCATGGATCATTTGCCCGAGCCAGCGCAGCCATCGGTGGAGGGCTGACGCTGTTCCCGCACATGTGGACTTGCTGAGTCTTGGTGAACGGTTTGCCGTCGGCGCCATGGCTGATGATGTAGTCGGCGGGGAAGCCCTGAGCCTTGTACAGCTCGGCCGGCTGAAGCATCCGCAGGCAGATGTCGACGATCACGTACGGCGTGCCCTTGATGGTCACGGTGACCAATCCAAGACGGTCCTTGGTAGTGATCGTTGGCGTCGGCTCGTTAGCTCCGCTCACATTCTCGGTGCCGTAGTAGCTGATCAGGAAGGCCGCGACCCGCAGCGCACCGGCTTCAACCTCTGGAGAAAGCTGGAACTCAACCAGCGAGCTCTTGCCGCCACCACCCGCCGTGATCGTTGGTGCCGGCTCATCAACCGCCTGGCCAACGCTGGCGCCGAACTGGCGCTCCATGAAGGCCGTGACCAACCCGTGGTGAGTTCCGCCGGCACTGATGGTGTGAAGTGGATCGTCGACATCCCGCGCATCACAGTTGCCGCGCAGGTGAACCAGATTCGCGGTCACCAGCTGCTGCTGGCTGCCGGTGTTTGTCACCGTAGTCATCGGGTCCTCGATGCTCTTAGCGTCGGTGGTGTTGAAGCCACCGTTCATCTGAGCCATGAACACCGTCGAGATGCCCATTGCGTGGGCAGCCCCAGCGGGGCGCTGGTAGTTGCCGCCGCTGGTGATGGTGGGTAGCGGTTCGTTGAGTGCCTTGCCCTCATCCGCAAACCGGAACTTCACCAGGTGCGCCGCGGCGATCGCGCGATGGTTCTGGGTCATGAGTGTCCCGGCAGGTTGATCGATGGCCACCGGCTTTCCTGAGTATTCAGGTCCGCCGGCCCCGACCAGCACCGGGCTGATCAGTGTCAGTTCGCCGCGATTGGCGCAGGTCACCGTCGGCATCGGGGCGTGTGGATCGTTGATCCGGTCGCTGCCCTGGTGTGTGGCTGGCGCGATGATTGGGCTGGCCATGGCGAACGAGCCGCCACGTGGCCAAGAGGTCACGGTGCGCAGCGGTTCATGCGCTGACTGCACGCTTTCCCCGGACCAGTTCGCGATCGGCACGATGAAAGGATCCGCGGCATCGATGACGAATTTCTTCATGCCTTTGGCGATCCGGCGCAGGGTGGCGGGTGCCAGCGGCTTTGGCCGGTCGAAAATGCTTTTGCTGGGGATGGTCCAGTCGATGCACTCGGCGGCGGTGCGCCATTTCTGCTGGCCCTTCACCGGGTGCTTGGCGTGGGTCGGTGCCGGCCAGATAACCGGCTCACCATCACAGCGGGCAATCATGAACAGTCGTTCGCGGCTGGTCGGCGCTCCGAAGTCGCATGCCCTGAGAACCCGCCACTCGACGACATAGCCGAGTTGCTGTAGCTCGGCGACGAAGGTTGCCCATGTCTGGCCGCGCCGCTTCGGGTCGGGCACCAGGAACTGCAGGTGGACCGGGACGACTTCGCCAGGCTCGGCAATGGCGCCGCCCAGCTTCATTACTCGGCCGGTGGCCTTGCAGCGCTTGGCGATCAGCGGGCCCCACTGGAGGATCTGTTTCACGTTCTCCAGGCTGATGACGCGGGGCTTCTTCTTGCCGGCCCACTTCAGGCCGATCCACGACAGGTTCCGAATCTCACGCTTGCGCGGCTGGCCGCCGGCGGCCTGGCTGTGGTGCGTGCAGTCCGGCGACATATGGAACCAGCCAACGGCCTTGCCGCCGCACTCGGTGTCCGGATCACCGTCGAACACGTCGGTGGTGTAGTGCACGGCGCCCGGGTGGTTGACGGTGTGCATGCTGATCGCCTGAGGGCTGTGGTTTTTCGCAACATTCACGGCGCGGCCGAGACCCATTTCCAGCCCGGTACCGGCGCCGCCACCACCACAGAAGAAGTCGACAACGATCTCATCGTCCTGAGAGTTGAAGCCAAGTCCGTATTGGGTTTTGAAATCGAAGGGGTGTTTCTTCTGTTGTGCGGACATAGAGGTGCCTCGTCGCCAAACGGCTACAGTGTTTTAGGGTTAGGGTGGAGGAATGCGTGATGCTGAAAGGTGCAGAGGATTCTGAGCGAATCTCTGAGTTCTACGAGTACATCCAGGATGGTGGAGCAAGAGAGGCCTTCGCGTTACTGGTGGGCACCTTCACCTGCCTGAAAAATGTTAGTTGCAGAACAGCCCAGCAGGGAAAGGTCCGGTCTGTTGCTGTTAGCCAGGGTGATGCGTGGTGCTTTTCGATCATGCCGTCACGCAAGAAGCTGCTCTTTCATTGGCGGCCGCCAGTTGTTGACCGGTATCGAGCTCAGATAGAGGCAATAAAGGCCCTTTTCCCAGAAAACTTTACCGCCAAGTCACACAAAGATGCTGAGCACTGGGCAATCAGCATTGAATCGATTGAAGAGGCTTTGCTACTGCTGCTCATCCTCGACCTCAACTAATCCTCTCCGGCTGGCGTGATTCGTTGAAGTGGGGTATTTGTGTTCGGCCGGCATGGAGCCGGATCAAGGAGATCGAAATGGTGTTAGTGGATAGGCCGTACCCAGTTGTCTATGAGCATCGAGGTGTTAAAGCGAAGATTGATTTCGAATGGGATAGCGACAGTGATTCTGTGCCAACAGGACTTAGTATCGCTGTTGAGATCAAAGAAAGGCAGGTTGAAGCAATCCGTGAAAATGCCAAGTACAACAGCTTCAATGAGGCGTTAGCCCGCGGTAAAGCATTGGCGAGGCTAGACATCGATTTGACTCTTTGGCCTGATCTTTCGGCTTGAAAACAGTACTCAGCGCAATAGGTTAGGGGGGGGCAGACGGCTGGTGCGGTTCGAACTTCTGACTACCCTTGGCCGTTTCGTAGATGCTATTACCTATGCAGAGAAGGATAACAATATGCTTGTAGTTCATGAGTTTGCGAATCCCTTCCTTGATAGGCTGAAAAGGGCTGAAAAGCAATTGCAGGCTATTGCCTTAGAGAGTGAGCGAATTTTATCGATGCTCAATTTGAAAGCGGAAAACTACATATCGCCAGATCGGTTAAGTTATGAAGTTAAAGTATCGGAGTGCGGCGATCGTCAGGACTTCTCTGCTTTGTCTATGTTGGTTGGAGAATGTGCACACAATATACGTAGTTCACTTGATAATTTGGTTTTTGCGCTTGCAAGGCTTCAAGAGGATCCACCCAGTAAACCAAAACGATTGAGCTTTCCCGTCTATACCAACCGTTCAGATTTTGAAGGTAGGGTAAAGCCAGTTTTGACCGAGCTCATCGAAGGTGATGCGCTCTCGATCATTGAGGCATTGCAGCCCTTTCAGCGATCTAACGAGCCAGGTGGAAGCGCCGAAAACGATTTGCTGTATGCAATAAGTGAAATAAATAACTCAGATAAGCACCGCATGCCGATTAACGCTGTCGTAAATATTCCAGAGGCAAGTTATGTAGCGCTAACTTATTTTGGTTCTGATGAGCTTGCTAGTATGAATGTACCACCGGACTATAGTATGTTTGCTGGGCCCACTAAAATAGGGACTGTCCTAGTGTCGGGCCGTTTTAAGACTCCTGTGGTTAGCATGTCTGGTAACTTCGTGCTTAAGGTAGAGTTAAATTTGGATATAAACGGCAGATCTGTTGGCTTGATCGATACAATGTCAAAGTCGCATCTTTATGCGTCAAATGTAATATCCCTGTTTTTGGGGAAATTCAGTCACTCCATCAGTGATGCATAGACGCCGCCCTCCGTGACCGGTGGTGGCAATTTGGTTTGAGTTGGGGTATTACGGATGGCCGGCATGGGGCCGGGCACAAGGAGCTTTAAATGAGTCAGCAACAAGCACAGATTGATGCGCTGGAGCATCTGGTAGTCGCTTTGTATAAGGAATTGCGCACCAAAACCGACGTCTCACTGGCACCGGTGATTGATGCTGCAAAGGCTTCCGCTCTTGGTTCAGATGGCGCTGGCGGTCCAGAGCAAAAGACAGCAGCAGCTAAATATCTTGAGCATCTGGCGTGGCGATTGGGAAATAGCGGCCGCTAATCTTCGGCTGTTTGCATCGATAGTTTGAGTCGTATGCTGTCCAGCTTCCGCGCCACAGATGGTGAAACCGTGATTTCGTGTCGCGGAGGTTGAAAGAACGGTGCAGAGCCTTTCGGTCCGAGGGCATGCAGGTGATGCAGGGCCAGAGTCATTGCCTCGCCCTGCTCATCGATCTGATGCCACTCCATCAAGTCGGCCAGCACTTGGCGGGTACCGGCCATGGCATGCATTCGCAACTCTTCCTCGCCGCGAGTCTTTCGCCTCGCCGCAGTCTTTGCTGATCGGTCTTTCGGCTCGGCTGCCATGATCTACCTCGGCTATGCCACTGGCCGGCAGTGCCAGCCAGGTTTGTCGTTTTCTTTGTTGGGTGCGGAAGCGTCTCACGCTGCTACCTTGACCTGATTCCAGGCCCCGACCGCTTCAAAGATCCGCGCGGCATGAGCTTCGTCGAGCGACAAGGACTCCGGAATTGCGATCCAGCCAGAAGCCACCATCTGGCTTTGATTGGTCGAGTCGCGCAGTTGCTTGTAGCAATGCTCGATCACGTCTTCCAAATGGTCGGAGAGGTACACGCCGTCCGGTGCCACCTCAATCGACTTGCTGTAGCGGTCGCCGCGGGCATCAATACAGAGAGCACTGAGGTAGATCGTCCAGCGGTGAGGGATGCCACATACGGCCTGGCCAATCTTCCCGGGAGCGATGTTCTTCAGCGACTTGTAATTGATCATGCCCTGGTGACCGCTGGGGTCGATGTTCACCACTGCAACGTGGTTGGTGGCCAGCAGTGAGCGACACGATCGGTCGATGCGGGCCTTGAGGTTATGCGGCTTGCGCTTGCTCATAGTGAGTCCGCCATTAACCGGAGAGCCTTTCGATCAGCGGCTGTCAGAGCCTTGGGCTTTCTCTTGAGGATCGTGCCGGGATCGATTTTCTGTGATCGGGCAGGCGGCAGCGGATTGCGCGGCGGGCTTTTCAGTTGGGCGATTTGCCCGCCGGCAGCCAGAAATTCGGCGGTCCGATTGGAAATTGATTCCGCGTTCTGCCGCTGCTGCTCGACCAAGTTGAGGTGGTTGCTGATCATGATCAGGCTCCTAAACGATGGGCTTGCGCCCTGGCTTTGTCCGCGACTTCATCAACCATGCGATTCAGTTCCAGATTGAACTGGACCAGCTCTTTGTGCAGGTTGGCGATGTAGTCTTCGTCGCGGTGAATCGTCTCGATGTAGAGCTGACACTCTTCATCTTGGCGAGAATCGAACGACAGAAAGTCCCACCATTTCCGTCCCGTAACGAACATGCAGCCCTGGACCTGCGGCATGTGTTCCTCGGGCATGCCTTCGAGCCAAGTCTTGACGTGTATCGCCTCGTTGAAAGGGCACTTCGACTCGGTGCCACCGTCATCATTGATCAGGCCGTCTGGCGAGCAGCCGAGCCAGTCGTACTTCGGGTGGACAACGAACTCTGACGGTATGACGATGTTGCCGGTCAACATCTCGTAGGCGTCCTGAGCCTTCTGTTCTTCGGTGTGGCCCCACTTCAAGGAAGCGCTGCTGACGTTGTGCTTGGACTTCTTTGCCAGTCGCTCGAAGCACAGTTCGCGCATGTATGAGGTGCGCGCCCCCATAGGCTCGCGCTTCCCATTTTTGTCAGGCTTCCCCCAGGCAATCACATCTTTAAACCGGCTGGCTGTCACTCGGCCAGATCGGTCTGCTTGCCACTTTTCAGTGCCCTGAAGTTCCGTTCTCACTATGCCGCTTCCCCGACCTGAGACAGGCCGTCGTCGTTGCCAGTCATATCGGTAAAGTCGCCATCAACGGTTGCCGCCATGTTCTTTAGCGCTTCGTGGCATTCCAGGCCGATCGCTGCGCGCTGCTTAGGCTTGAGACCTGCCCAGGCTGTCGCATAGGCTTCGATGTCCTGCCGCTTCGCGACGACCAAAAGGTCTGCGAATACTCCGTCGATT